TGGGAAAAGCTTATTAGGGGTGATGCTGGTGACGGTGTGCCTAATATCCTTTCATCTGATGATACCTTTGTAACTGAGGGTAAAAGACAGCGACCAATATCCAAAAAGAAGATGGAACTTTGGAAAACGGATAGAGATACATGGACTGAGGACATGGCCAGAAACTTTAATCGAAATGAAACAATGGTCGATTTGTCCAAATCTCCAGAATCAATTCGTATAAATATAATCAACGAGTATAAGGAGCAGTCTCCAAAACATGGAAGGCTCATGGACTACTTTGTTGAAAAACGATTGAAGAATTTAATGGAACATATAAGTGAGTTTGAATAATGGCAGTAAGTTTTCCAACAATCTTTTCAGACATTGATAAGGCCAGAAGTCAAAAAGAAAGAAAAGAACTATTATTAAAGTATGAAACACCCCCATTGCTGGAGGTTCTAAAATATACTTTTCATCCCGATATCAAATTCCTGCTTCCAGCGGGTGATCCACCATACAAAACAGAAGTTGATGATATACAAAATCCAACATATCTGTATGGTCTGACTAGAAAATTATACTTATTTGTAGAGGGTGGAAATGATAATCTTAAGCAAACTAGAAGGGAATATTTGTTTATTGAATTGCTAGAGAGTGTTCATGAAGAAGAGGCAAAACTTCTTATACAAATTAAAGATAAAAAAATTAAATGTAGGGGTTTAACCTACAAACTTATAAAAGAAACATTTCCGAATTTATTACCGTGAGAAACATTAAATCTATAGAAGATAGGATTGTCAAAATAAAAAGAAGAACTGCTGAAGGTATCAGTGGTTCTGAGGAAGCTGAGCTTCGGCATTTAGATATGAATGGCACAGAACCAAGAACAGCTAAAGTAGTTCTGGCCAGACAATTTGGAGTTCAATTAGATTTGGAATGGGATAATTCGATTAAAGCTTTCACCACAACGATTGGTGGAATAACTTGGACTTCAGAATTTGAGTATAGAGACTTCGTGGCTACGCCATGGGAATCTGGAAAATTCTACGTAAGAAGTTCCCGCCGCAAGTAGACTTCCTATTATTAACCTAATAGAACGAGGACTATGGAGAAATTCATATTAGTTCTGAGCCTCATGTTATCTATTGCAACAAGCGTGAATACAGCTCAGACAAACGAAATATGGGTGCCTACGATACATAAAGAACAAGTAACAACTGTAGCCGCACCTGCTGTTCCATTAGAGGAACATTTATTAAATTTAGCACCTCAATTAGATCCAAACGAATTAGAATGTATGGCTAAGAATATCTATTTTGAGGCAGCAGTTGAATCAACTGCGGGGAAGATGGCAGTAGCTCAAGTAACAATGAATAGAGTACGCTCAACAAAATACCCTGACACTATATGTAAAGTGGTGTATGAAGGTAGACATCACAAGAGTGGATTTCCTAAGAGAGATCAATGCCAGTTTAGCTGGTACTGTGACGGCAAGGGGGATGAACCAAGAAAAACTCCAGCATGGAGGGATTCTCAATCCATAGCAGAATATGTTATTCGCACACCTAGTTTGTTAGATATAACAGATGGTGCGACACATTATCATGCAGACTATATTAAGACTCCAAGATGGGCTAATCAGAAGAAGAAACTGGTTAAAATAGATACTCATATTTTTTATAAAAAAAGAGGGGGCTTTAATTTTTAACTTGACAAAGCCCTATTAGTGTGAGATAATAAGGTTGAATGAGTGGGAATAGTCCCGAAACCTTAGCCGAGTATTGCTATGACTTATGAAGAAAGAGTATTGACGGTTCTCTCCCGATGGTTGGGTGGAGACTCCCTGAGAGAAGCTGCCAGAGAGATGACTGAACTGGCAGCAGAAACTTCAAGACGATCCTATGAAGAGGGTTACCGATTCGCAAAGGATGAGTCAAGGTTGGTTGCAGAAGCTGTGGAGGCTTGTGTATGAATGTTTATCTTGATAATGTCGGTGAACGTAAAGAATTCTTTTTGAAGCTTGATAAGAGATTTGAAAAGATGGGTCATGATGGTGATTCATATTGTGTTCATAAGATGATAGACCGTCATGGCCGAAAAGCTATGTTCTATCGTTGTAGTGGTGATGTAGATTTTAAGGAAAAGGATTGTGTTCTTGTTAAAGCTACGGTTGCCGAACATCGTGAGTATAATAGTGAACCTGAGACTTATTTAAATAGAGTTAAAATTCTCAGAAATATTGGCTCTAAATGATTAGGAACTAGGTACAAAAGGGTAGGCAGGAGTAAAATCTGTGAGTCCGTAAAGAGCTTGATTCTCTACCACCTAGTTCCTATTGCTGCATGCATTGAAAGGAGTATATGCCATTTTATGATTATGAATGTGATAGTTGTGATAATGTATTTGAAGAGCAACACACCATAGCAAATAGAAAAGTTCCAGAAGGTAGATGTATGGAATGTAATGATGGGAACGTGCGACAAGTAATTGGTGTTCCTCTTTTTGCCTATGACAACATTTCTTCGCCTGGTCATCTTAAAAAGACTCCCGATTGGATGAAAAATAAGCTACAGGAGGTTAAGAGAACACAGCCGGGGGCTACAATGAATATACCAGATTGATTATGAAAAATTTTGAACATATTACTAGTCATTTAGCTATGAATGTACTAGACATACCATGTGAATATCATGATGGAAAGAGGTTCTATGTCACACCAGAAGGTGAACACTATAAATCTATTACATCAATATTATCTGAGCTCACCAAAGCTGATATACAGAAGTGGAGAGCAAGGGTTGGAGAAAAAGAAGCCAATCGAATTACCCAAAAAGCATCTAGAAGAGGCACTGCCGTACATAGTGTCTGTGAGTCCTATATCAAAAACGAGGACGGATTCTTAGAGGGAGAAATGCCACATATCATAGAGGTGTTTCGGTCTATCGAACCTTTACTTGATAGGATTGACAATGTTCGATTAGTTGAAGGAGCATTGTGGTCAGATGAATTGAGGGTTGCTGGGAGAACAGATTTGATTGCTGACTTTGATGATAAGTTAGCAGTCATTGATTACAAGACTTCCAACTATAAGAAAACTTGGGAGATGTGTCATAAGTTTTTCATGCAGGGAGCATTTTATGCTCATGCTTTTGAAGAGAGGTATGGTACTCCTATAGAAAATATAATAATAATAATGGCGGTCGATGGGTCAGAGCCGTTATTATGGAAAGAAACTACGAGTAGGTGGATTGAACCGCTGAAACAGGTTATTACTAAATATTCTTGATACTGATGACACATTTGGATAGCAGTTAAGACGCCGGTTCAATTCCGGCCACCTCCACCAAAGGAGCATCAGATGGACGCTAAAGAGATTACTATATCTCTAATTATAATTCTTATTACGTTAGGGTTAATTTGGGGTCTTGATTTTGTGCTTATTTGATGGGGGTGACAAGGGTTTCGATTGATTGTGAAGGCAAATGAAGAGGTATCCAACTGAGGTACGGTTGTAAATAAGTCCAATAAACATAATCGCAAATAATTCCGATTATACACCTGCATATGCTTACGCACTCGCTGCGTAAATATATAGCCGAGTTTAGACTTTTGGTCTTGGGGAATTTCCTTGGGAACAGAAAAATTCCTCGCTACTTATAAACAATAATGTTTGTAAGACACACACAACACACACAGAGAAAGGACAATATGTCTAATCCATTTGAACTTCGATTTAAAATTCTTGAAATGGCTCAATGTTATCTTCAAGAACAACAAGATAGAAGTGTGGCTTTCGCCACTCAAGCATGGGAACATGCAGAAGAGCAGGGCGAAGCAACTATGAAGTTATGGAGTGAACTTCAACCGTCTTCTTATTCCATAGAGGATATAAAGGAGAAGGCTACTGAACTCTACGGATTTGTAGAGAAGAAGTAAGGAGCAAAATGTCAGGCGGAAAACAAAATGAACCCACTACATTATCTCAAGTTCAAGTGACTAGAGATAGATTTGAACGAGATATCGTAATGGGCGATTTTCCGCCTTACTACTTAATTCCAGAAAATTTAAAGGAAACGTATAAAATATATAACCTACCATATAATGCTGGTCGTTGTAGGGTGTCTTGGGAAACAGGACAATTTAACTTTGAATGGAGCTGAATGGCTGAATACAAAAATGAAGAACCATGTGAATTTATATACAATATAACAGCAGTAGAAAAAATTGTTGATGGAGATACTATTGATGCAATTTTTGATTTAGGTTTTGATGTGCGGATATGTAATAGAATTCGCTTACTAGGAATAGATACACCCGAATCAAGAACAAGACATAAGAATGAAAAGATTTATGGTAAGTTGTCCAAAGCAGCTCTCAAGTCATGGGTACATTGGGCAGTTATGGATGACAGAGATGATATTGAAATACAATGCAGATGTCCAGAGTCAGATAGCCGAGGTAAGTTTGGTAGAGTATTGGGTGAACTTTGGATTAACTGCACTGAAGAGGGACATGAATTTAATGGATGGACAAACATAAACAAGTGGTTATGTGAGAATGGTCATGCAGTTGGTTATTGGGGTCAAAACAAAGATGATATCAAGGATGAACATTGGGCTAACAGAGAATACTTAGCGGAACATGGAGTGCAAGAACTGCTACAATGGGACGAGGATTAATACATGGCCATAAAGATACCATCTAATTTAAAATCAGCTAGAAAAGAAAGAACTGGCGATGGAAAAGTAAACACCAGCGTTGAAATGATTCACGCCTCAGAAGAGGCATTGTGGGAGAAAAATCCAGTGGAAGCTTTAAAGTATGAAAGAATAGAAACTAGAAAGAAGATGAATTGGATTGCACGATTCACTCTTTCTTTGATTGTGGCGGGAACCTTTCTAGTTTTGTTATATCTATTATTTTTTACAGATCTCAAAGATGGACATAGAGATCTAATTAATATCCTTGTTGGGGCCTATGTTGGTGTGTTGGCTAAGTCAACAGACTACTGGTTCAAGGACAAGGAAGATGCTGAGGATAGAGAATCAGCACAGTTACATAGCAACGGAGAAAGCAATGGCTGATTTTAATGATTTTGGTTTTAGTACGGTGAGTGCTGATGAGTACGAGGCACAACAAACAAAGACAGTAGACACGGCCAAGGAGGTGGTTTCCACAGCTACGGCAAGTATTCAACCAGAATTAGACAAGATAGGTACTAAGATTACAAGTCTAACCGATAGTATGAGAGTCTTAAGCGATGAGATGTCTGATCGCAAAGAAGAGCTTAATGATAAGTGGAGTACGAAAATGAATGAGGTAGAAGATTTGATTCTTCCACTTCTTCAGAATCTTGCTAAGGATGGTGACCAGAGAGAATGGATTAAATGGCCTGGAAGGACAGACATTCTTAATGCACAGATTGATAAAATTAAAGCTGTCACTAGGGGAGACTTTTGATTCAACTGACCGAAAGAGCAGCAAAGAATTTCAAAAGAATTAGAGAAGATGAAGAATTAAGTGATGAAGTTCCTTTACGAATAACAGTAAAGGGTGGTGGTTGTGCGGGGTATGAGTATGTTTTAACCTTTGATGAACCAACTAAGCGTGACTTGACATTTGAGTCAAATGGTGTTAAAATAATAACAGATAAAAAGAGTCACATTGTTATAGATGGTCTTGAAATTGAATGGTCAACTGATTTATCAGCGCCGGGGCCTAGGTTCCAAAATCCTAGAGCGACTTCAACGTGTGGTTGTTCTACAAGTTTCTCTGTCAAACCTACAGAGTTTGACACACCAGTTTGGATGCAAAATTAAATGGCATACTCAGAAAAAGTTTTGGAGCATTATGAAAGACCGCACAATGTTGGTAGTTTGGATAGTGGGAGTCAATCTATCGGTACTGGTCTTGTGGGTGCTCCAGAATGCGGCGACGTAATGAAATTACAAATAGAGGTAGATCATGATACAAGAGAAATTGTCGATGCCAAATTTAAGACTTTTGGTTGTGGAAGTGCAATTGCAGCTTCTTCATTGGCGACTGAATGGGTTAAGGGTAGGACATTGGATGAGGCAAATACTGTTCAGAATACGGACATCGTTGAGGAACTATCGCTACCGCCGGTTAAGATCCACTGTTCTGTCTTGGCAGAAGACGCAATTAAAGCAGCAATCTCAGATTACAAATCTAAAAACAATATAACGACATGAAGCATTTTAAACACTATCTAGAAGAAGCATCATTTTCAAGAA